TTAAGGATGTAGCTGAAGTAGCTCAAGCAGATTTTGATGAAGGTCTAGATGATCCAGAAGCTAAAAGAGTTATAAAGTATCAAAGAGATGAAGTTAGAGCAAACAAGATGTTAAAAGAACTTGGTATCTCTGTTGACAAACGTGTACAAGCTGAGATGAATACTCAAGATATGATAGAGCCTGAAGGTATGGGAGCAGAAGTAGAAGTTGCTGATGCAATGGTTGAACCAGAGGCAGAGTTTAGTATGGAAGATATAGAAGAAAAACCAATGGGCCTTATGTCTAGAGGAGAAGCGTAATGTTTGGTATTAAGATGGAACGTGGTTCTTATTCTGGTATAATGCAAGAAGAAGGGCGTAAAGAGTTATTAAAAGAAAAAAGAGCAGCTCGTGCTGCAGCAGAAGAAACTTGGCAAAATAGATATGATATGCAGAAAAAAGATGCTTGGGATACATATCTTAAGAAAAGAAAGAAAGAGCAAGAAGATGCACTAGAACTTAAAGCTAAAGATTTTGAGAATGACATATTAAAAAAAATTACGGAAGGTTTAATAACGAGTGGTGATTTTGATATTACAGGTGTTACTGCCAGTGATGGAACTACTTATAAATCTAAAGATAGTTTATTAACTGCTGCAGATTCTGCAAAAGTTATGTATAGATTACTAGGAACTGATGACGATATTACAGGTGCTATTAGCAGAATACAAGCTACTAATAGTAGAGTGGCTATGAATGCAGCAGCAAAAATGACACAGAGAGTTGTTAAAGAACTTAAACAAAAAGGATATAAGTCAGAAGAAATATTAAGAGAAATGACTAGGGATTTAGTAGTACCTGTTTTAACTGATGCTATATTAACTTTACCAGACCCCTCAAAAGCAGATGCTATGATTGATAGTCTTACTAAGGCAGATATAAAACTTACTAAAACTATTGAAGGTTTAATTAGAAGTAGAGTTGGTCAAGTGGGCAGTATGACCATACAAACTGAACCTGTAGTTGTAGAATCAATGAGTGCTGCAGAACTAGACTCTCAGGACAGACGTATTACAAATCATATTAAAGCTAGAGCTAAAGCTGAGTTAGGTAGATTAACTTCTGCTAAAGCTATTTTAAATGAAAGACGTATAAATGCTACCACTCAAGACGAAAAAACAGAGATTGAAATTCTTACTCAGTGGGTTGCACGAAGAGATGATACAATTACAAGGGCTTACGAGGCTGCAACTCAAGATGATGACTTTTTTGACTTGATTGCTCTATATGGAAACTCTGCAATTACACAATCAATTAAACGTAATGAGCCTAGAATGAGTGGTGAAATATCTTTAATATTTGAACAAGCATCTAAATCTAATCCTATTGAGATTTCAAGTAAAAAATTTCTTGAATCTTTATTTGGATTAGGGTTGTTTAAAGAAGTAAAAAGTGCTGTAGATAATGAAACATACAGTGCAGAGGGAGATTATTTTAGCTTTATTGACAGTAATGGAAATTCTATTTTACGTACTTGGGACGGTAATTAATAATGACAGAGACTTTTAGCTTAAAAGGTTTTAAAGATAAGGAGCCAATTCTTCCAAATCTTATCCCTGAAAAAGAACCTGTAAATTTAAATAGCTTTAACTTAAAAGATTTTGATATTGATCTAATGAGTATTGAACCTGAAAAAGATAAGTCTTCTTTTAGTTTAGAAGAGGAGGGTTTAAATAAAAAAGAAAATGGTTTTACGCTAGAAAGTTCAAATAAAATTATAAACTTAGAAGAAATACATAAGAATAGGTATGATAGTAAGGATTTGTACAGAGATCAAATACTTGCTGATGATGATCTTATGGAAATAGTGTACCAAAATCTTGAAGCTAGATTTCAAGATAGGTCAATAGGAGGTGATATAGCAACTCTTGGAGCAGGTGGTGCTACTGGTGGTAATGTATTCTCTAAAAGAAATTATCGTAAAATGCCTAGAGCTAGAGCATATGAACTTTGGGAAAATTATCAACGTAGTTTTGATGCTGCTAATTCTGTAACTGTAGGTAATGATATAATTTTTGGTATGAATGCAGATAGTGATACAAAAGCTAAACTAGGTGCTGGCTATAAACTAGCCCAACTAAGAGAAAATATTTTTGCAGGTGCTTATAAAAGAGGTGCATTTGGAGAGATGTTTGATGGTATTTGGGATCATATGACAGCTACTGTAGGGGATGTAAGTACTCCTATAGCTTATTATTTAGGTGCTGGATCAAAGGCAATGGGTAATAAGTTTGGAGGTAAAAAATTTGCTGATGCTATGATTGCAGCATATGATAGAGCTATTAAGCAAGGAGCCACTAAAAAAGCTGCAGCAATAGCTGTCGGTGATTCTGTAGCTAAAGCAGCTCCTGCAGCTTTAATAGATGCTGGTATAGCTTTTGGTGTTGATCTTGGAAGACAACTGCAGCTTATAGATTTTGGAGTTCAAGAACAATATAGTAAAGCAGAAGGTGCTTTAACTGCTGCAGGTGGTATGATGTTTCCAATCTTTGCTGGTGGGTCAACATTATTTAAGGAGTTAAGAAAAACTCCTGCCTTAAATAAAACATTTCTTGGTTATCAAAAGATAGATAAGATGATTAAGAAGTATAGTTCTGAAGAAGCTAACAAAAGAATAAAAGATATGTTAGACAACGAAGGTTTATTTAGAGCTGTTGATGCACAGTTTGGTACTGTTAAAGGAAAACCTAAGAACTTCTTACCTTGGGAAGCTTTAAAAAAGGATGCTACAGATAGACTGACAGCAGTACCTGGAGCTAAAAGAGTAGATGCAGGAGCTAACAATGCTTTCTTTCGTTATCTATTCTTAGGTGATCCTGATAATGGAGTTAAAGGTTACTTTCAAGCTTTAGAGGAAGCGGGTTTTGTTATGCACCCACAGCTATTAAAACAAGCTGGTAATGTTACTAGTGCATGGGCACAAACAATCTCATTTATAAATCCTGCTAAATTAGATAAAATAGTTAGAGATTGGGAAGAACAAACTGGTTACGTGTTAGATGGTGTTAGGCCTAAAACCAAAGGTGCTAATGATCCAACACCTATCACTGGTAAGATAAGTCCTAAAATGTTACAGTCTCAAATGGCTAGGGGTACTAGCCTTGGTGGTGAAGCACTCTGGTTATCCTCAGAGCTATCTAGAATGCAGAAAGCTAATGTTAGTATAAAAGATCAATTAGGGGTTTATAAAAAACAGGCTGACAGTATAGATAATCCACTAAGATTTCAAGCTTCATTATCACTATATAAAAGATTAATAACATCTCATTTATCTACTGCTGGTGCTAACGTTCGTGGCTTTAAAACTTTAGTTAGTTTAAATACTGCAGCAGATTTTGTTACAGGCTCTTTAGACCTTACAACAGCGGGTCTTTCAAAGACTATGGGTGTTATACTTGGTAGTCCAAAATTTAATGCTTCGGCTGTAGAGTATTATAATAAGGCTTATGGTAGATATGGGGGTGCATTAAGAAGAGTTGCTGATACTATATCCCCAGATATTCCTATGGAATATGCAGATGCCATACTAAATATGAATCCCAAAATAATGGAGAAATTGTTTAGGGATGTTGCTGGTGATGGTGGTGTACAAGATACACTAGCAATGTTTAATCTTGATGGAGAGTCTTATAAAAAAAGACTTAAAGATGCAGGTCTTCTTAAGAAGACATTTGGTACTACAGAACGAGTGCTTTGGAAAGGTGCAGATGCATATACAAAGGGAATACAAACCATAACTTTTGCAATACTACAAGATAACTTAACTAAACGTTTTGCATTTGGTACAAACTTAAATCAACAGATTATGATGAAGTATGGTGTACCTCCAGAGAAGTTTTTTTCTAATCCAGATGTAGAATTTATAATGGCAAAACCAGAATTTCGTGAGCTTATGGAAAAAGCTGCATACAGAACTATGAGAGAAACTGCATCTGTAAACTGGTCTACTTTACCTGCTACTAACTATATGAGATCGGCTGCAAGAGCTATTGAGGTTTTTACTAATAAAACTCCTGGTGGTTACATAGTGCCTTTTGGTAGTTTTTTAAACACTACTTTAGCAACTTCTGGTGATCTATCAGGCATTAATGCTGCTATTCATTATATTAGAAAATCTGGTAAAGTCTTTGGTGCAAACGTGTCAGTAGACCCAGTTACTGAAGAGGGTGCAGACCTTTTAGCTAAAGCAGTTGTTGGTTGGACTGCAATAGGTATAGGTGTTGGTACTAATACTCCAATAGAAGATGCAGATAATACAACTAGTATGTCAGCTCTTGACAGAGTTCGCAATGGTTATACTTTTGATCAAGAAGTACAGAGTGATGGAAAAATACGTAATGTAGAGTTTGAATGGCCTGTATCTACAATAAGAGCAACTTCTCAAGCTATAGCTCATGGTATGATTGAGACCGATGAGTATAATTTAAGCAGAGTTGCTAAAAAATTAAGATCAGATGAATCTTTCAGGAAGAAGTTTATAGGTGCAATACCAAGAGACCTTTGGATTAATTTAGGTTCTCAAATAGGTCCAGGTCAAGCTTATAGAGATTTTGATAATTTTGGTAGGTCTCTTAATAGAAGTATGAATAGACTTTTGGACGGGGATGTTGGTCTTTTAGCTTTTGGTCTAGAGGTAGCATCACCTGCTGTATCTAAATCTGTTGCAGGACTTACTAGACATGTTGATCCACTTAATACTGCCTATGGTTTATTTAACAACATGAATATGAACCCTGATTTAAGGCAGGGCAATAAATTTTTTAATGATTCTACAAAATATCTTAACCAACTTGATTTTATACCCCCTGTATTTGGAACTAAAATTGGTGGTGGTGCACAAGATTTACCTAGAAAATCTACTCCCACTAAAGGTTTATTAAGTGGATTTGATGTTGACTTAGGTAAACAATTTGGTGGAATTAGAACAGATAGAGAATCTACATTAATAGAACGTATGTTTAAATCTGCAGGTGAACCTATATTTAAGGCAAATAATTTTAAAGGTACTGCTAAAGTACGTAATTATATTAATTCACTATTAGCTCCTGAGTTACAACTGCAAGCTCAACTAGCTCAGGATAAGTTAGAAAACAGGGGTTTAAATTACTTTAACATGAAGCAATATCAAAAAACACAAATTTTAAGTGATATACGAAAAAAAGCTAAGGCTGGAGTGGAACGTGTATTGGATAAGGGGGGAGTTGTGCCTGAGACAATGAACTTGGTACGGCAACTAACTGCTCAAAAGAGCAAAACGTTAGATGCTTTAAGCATTACAGGTTATTCTTTTGATAAAAGATTTTTTGGGTTTATGAATATATCATTTGATGAAAAGATGGATAGGATAATGGAGATGGAGGATGGTTATGCTCAATTAATGACTTTAAAACGAATGGTTGATACACATAAGGAATGGAAAGACGCTTTACCATACTAGAAGAGGGGGCTTTGATGCCCCCTTTTTTATTTCTCCTCTAGCATATAGTCAGCCCAATCATATGCAGCCCTTCTAATTTCATCGCTTCTATTTGCTCTACCACTACTTAGTAGTCCAGTTAGTGCTTGACCTGCTAGATAAATCCTAGCCGTTAAGGGAATCTCAGAAACTTTTTTTTGTTTCTTACCTGCAAATTTTTTAGCCTCTGTCTCTAAGTCTCCCATTATTAGCCTCTCTTTGTTTTACAAACTCCAAGTTCTTAAAGTAGGCTTTGTTAAAGCCAAACTCCCAGTCTCTGTTTTGTTTAGTATTAATTGGGTGGGGATTACCCAAGTTACCTTTTTTAAAAGCCTCAAAGCCTTTTTCGTAAGGTTTCATTTATGCTTCTCCTTCATAGTTTCAAGCATTTTATTTAAATACCACTGAGCCTTTTCCATATCTTCCACAGGCTTTAGTTTATATCTGTGGCGGTGTTGGTACTTAATCATGTTACCCTGACAGTAACTGATAAATCCATCAGTACCTAATACTTGTTTAATATAGTCAACACATTCTATATCTCCTCCTAAGTTATAGTGAGCAGGTTTATTTACCACATCATAATCATCATCTAAAGTTATAGTAGTATCACCCATTGTTAGTATATCCATTTACATCTCCACTAATTCTGCAGATACGAAAGGTATATGAAAGAATAACTCTCCTTGCCTTATGTATCTACCTTTTGCTTCACCAAGGCTTTCTTTAGTTAGTAAAGTATCTTTGATCCGCCAAGCTTTCTTTAAGTCTTTTCTAAAAACATAGAAGTTTAGCACACCATTCTCACCTTGGTATCTATCAAGTAACCTTTGTTTACGTTCAGGAATCCTTATGTCTTTCCAGTGCTCAGGCCAGTCTCCTTCCCAACCGACCTTAACTTCTGCTTCATTGAAATAAGTATATCCGTGTTTTTGAGATATAACATCTACATGGTAATTCTCCTCAGTATTTACAAGCACATGATTTTTCTTTTTAAGATAACCCACAAGTGCATCTTTAGCTTGACTATCGTATGCTTCATACAAAGCACGATTAAATTTTTTCCTTACCGGCATTTAAGCTCCTATGTCTACTACTTCACAAACGTCACCAGAACAAGCCATAGTTTGACTACCTGATGTATTGTCCTCTTGTTCATACAGGGAAAGTTTACTCCAGTCAATAACCTTTGGCATTAAACTTGAAAGATTTTTATAGTCACTCTTTCCAATCTCTTGATAAGGTGCTTGTTGATAAGTATGCTCATTATAAGGTAAGAAAGATACACCACTCATTTCATCAAAGTACTCATAGACAAAAGCACCAACTGCAAACCATTCATCTTTTTTAACATTGACAGTGATACTTGGCTTATGCTCACACCAATGTCTCTGATACATTAGCCAAGTCTCTAATTGTTCAATAGCAGACAGGTCTGAAGTAACAACGGCATTAATAGGAGACTGTACAGGAAAGCTAAATACTGTGGTAGCATCAGGCTTCATCACATCAGGTTCACTAGGCACTCCTTGATCTTTCATAAACTGTGTCAAGGGGTCTTTGTTATCACCTCTGACGGTTCTAATATAGTACTTTGAATGTCTTGGATGGATTCCAGAGGCCGAATCAACAAGTTGGGAGACTGTTCCTGATGGTTTAACGCAGGTGATTGCAGCAGAGGTAGGAATACCCAAACGGTCAGCCCACAGATTATTAGTATCAACAGAAAGTTTACGTAATGTTTCAAGAGTTTTATCCAATCCTTTGTTAGAGGTGGTCATCAAAGGGTTGTCCATTATCCCTGTGAGTGACACACCCAACAGTCGTTCTTCTTCTGTATTTCGTTGCCACACCTTTCGCAGATATGGGAACTTTGTATATGTTGACTGTATTGTTCCCAGTATAGTTGCCAAACGGACTTTTTTACTAAGAGATTCGATATCATCTGTAGCCCTGACCACAACTTCCGTAAGATTACAGAACTGATACGGCCTAAGTATAATCTCAGAGCATGGGTTAGTGCCAAACTCCCATTCACTGTCACGTCTACCATACTTCGCAGCTTGCTTCTTGCTTGCTTCACGATTGAATATACCACGTTCTCCACTCCCTGACTCCACTAGTGCCATCCACTCACGCATAAAAGATATGGCATCTGGTTTCTCTGTGTAACTAACAGAGTTATTAGCCAATGCACGTTGAGGATCATTGTCCCACCATGCACCTGACTTAGCATGACGCATACGATCATCACTTAGATTAGATAAGGATATCATAGCTGAACGTCTGACACCACCTACTACAACTACCTCACCAATCTTACACATAAGATCGTGACACTCAAGGGAAGAAAGCTTACGCCCCTGTGAGTTCTTAAAGATAGTGACTGCGAAGTTAAACAGGTCAACCAAAGGTGCAGGACCACTTGCTCTACCGCCAAAAGTTTTAAGTCTTGCACCTGCAGGACGTACACGAGAGATATCCCACTGAGGTATCTCACCAGCCCACAGGAGAGCAAGAACTTGTCTGAACGCCTTAGCCCAACCCTCTTTACTGTCTTTGACAACAACAGTAGTCTCACTGTAGAACAACTCAGGAACTTCAGGGAGCTTACTAATGAACTGCCTCTCGACACTGAATCCAACACCAGTGCCACACAACAAGATGAACATAGCCTCATCGAAGGACTTAGGGTCATCTACGGGTAAATAACTACAGTTGTAGCCAGCAGTATTGTCACGTTCTAGAGCTGGACCAGCAGTCATCATAGCTCTCATGCTAGGCATAACTTCTTGGCTTAGAATTGCATCATATATGTGATCAAGAGTATCGGATAAATCACCACCTTTTAGTTTTGGCTCTATTACATTAGTAATATATCGAAACACAGTCTCACTCCAGCCTTCTCTTCGTCCTTCATCCTCTAACCACCTAGCATAACGTGAGGTGTGTATAAAAGATTGATAATCTGTTGGTAGTAAATTGCTCATCTATTATCACCGTTTCCTTTAAGTGTATTGTTTTCTCTACGTTTAGCTAATTTAGCAAGATTATCTGAGGCTATTTCACCCATGTTTAAACCTAAGTCTCTACATACTGCAGCAATGTACCACAGGCAATCTCCTAGCTCACTACCTATTGCCTCTTTGTCTAGTTTACCATCCCTAACAATCTTCTTTACCTTGTTTGCTACCTCACCTGCTTCACCAGCAAGCCCTAGTGTAGGGTAAAGTATCTGTACAGATGCAGGATAGATAGCTGTAGTAGCTGCTGCATTCTGGTACTCAGTAAGAGTTAGGTCTGCTTTGTTGTAAAACTCAAAAGCATCTATATCAGTTTGATTTATCATTGTTTATCATCCATTGTTATTCTAGTCATTTCTTTTTACCTCACATTCTTCTACAACTATATCATCTATATCATATAGACTTAGATTTATTAATTCTGCTATCACATCTACATTGTTTCCATAGGTTTCTAAGAAGTTAGCACTTGGGTCAACGGAGATTTTAACAGATATTTCAAACTTCATATCCATGATAAAGACCCCTAGTTATAGCCAGGTGATGAACCAATGTCAATAACAATCGGTTCAATATTTTTTATGAAGTGTTTTTTCCATTCATAAGCAGAGTCAAAGTCCTCAAACCAAAAGTTATCTTCACCTAAAACTCCATCAATTTCTGCTTTACATACCATGCAATATTTACTCCCTTCTGGTGTATCGTAAGCTTCTTCTTTAGGCATATCTTCAATAGCCAATGGACCCTCTAAAATATCCCATATTTTTACTAGCATTAATGTCCTTTCCAATTCTTTAAGAGATTCATATAGTGATCTAGCTCAACCATCACTATCCAAGGCTTACGGTCTGACCTATAGAAAACTACAGGTTCACCTTTAGCATGTCTTTGTGCCTGTTGTAAATACCCATATACTGTTTTTAATTCATCTTTTCTACGTTTAACCTCAATGCTTAAAGGTATTTTTTTATGGGCTGCAGGAGATAGTTGTATATCTGCTCCAGTATCTCCCATAATTGTAGACTTAATATCATCAGGTTCAAACTCAGGAAATGTTTTTAGTAACTTATCCCTTATCTCCTGTTGACCAAGCCTACCTTTCTGTTTACCCCTCTTGGTCATAACTAATTACATCCATGAAGGTTTCTCAATGACTGTATAATCACCCCAACCTGTGCCATAGTCTACATCTTTCTCTGCCTTTGCAATAACAGCTAAGGTTTTGTGTAGCTCTTTCATAGCCCAAGACATAATGTCTGATCCCATAACATGTAAATGAGAAAGATAAGGAGCTGACTTTTCACAGGCAATGAAGCTAAACTTTGATACATTAAAGCCAGCTAACTTGCAGGTGTAGACGTAATGAGCACCTTGAAGAAAATACCCATACTTTATACACTCGTTTAGAAAACCTCTAGGACTTGCATCCTGTGTTGTCTTAACATCATACACTGTACCCTCAGACTCAATCATAAGGTCTGGTCTAGTCTTAAGTGTCAGACCTGAAATAGGGTCTTCGATAAAGATACTAATCTCATTTAACCTGTCAGAGTGATTTAAAGCATTGGCACATATAGGATTACCTAAAGCACCTCTAGTTATGCAGTTAGCTACATTATACTCAACCTCAGTCAGCAGTATCTGATCTGAGGTTAGATTTTCTTTCATAGATTTAAAAGCCGTACTAGTTTTAGTCTTTGGCCCTTTAACTACTAAGTTACGAGTATGCTCTAATAGGTTGGCATGTACTGCGTTTCCTATAGCAAAGGCTGCACTATTAGCATTACGTTTCTCACCTTTCCAATGAGCTAATGATTTTTTAAATACAGACTTTACTGCGCTTGAGGAAATACCATCTTTTGAATGGTACTCCTCATTAGACATATCCTCTATGAATGTTTTCATTTAGAACAGCACTTCGCTGTCTTGTTTTACTTCCACAAGTGGTGGTGGAGCCATGTCTGCAGAAGTATCTGCAATATACTCAACATGGTCAATTACTGTAACCTTGTCAAGCCGTGTGCCTACAATATTCTTACGGCTTGTATCATACACTGATAACTCCACCTCCACTGTAGACCCATTACCTATTGAACCATTAGTATCATAGTTATAAGGTTTATTGTCTGACCATACAACTAGGGGAGCACCACTATCCCAATCCCTGCCTGTATCAAACTTACGGACAAACTTTACTTTAGTTCCACGCCCCATTGCATCTGGTGCGCCTCGTTTCATAGAACGAGAAGCTGACAACTTACTCATGTTATCATCGTCTAGAATTACATCAATAGTGCAAGCACCGTTGCAATCTACATAGGTATTATCCCAACCTGTCATGTCACGGTTTTGTGTGAACACTTTTGCCCACTCTGCTATTCCAGTTAGTTTTACTTTACGTGTAGCCATTTGGCCCTCCATTGTTAATGCACGTCACTATAACGTTGACCATACTGTACATCAATACCTAAGTCAACATTTAATTTAAGTTCTTTGTTAAGTTTTTCTATAGCCCAGTTTAAAGCATCACTGTGCTCATTCTGTTCTCCTTCTTTTACAAGGTTGATAGATTCGTCATGAAACTGACCAATGATATTTGGCCTACGTGTTCGGTAGTATGCAACCCATTTGTCAAAACAGTATGCACCAGTAGATTGATTTAGTGTAGAGAACACATCTTTCTCATAACGTAGTGAATGCCAGAACCCACTCACAGGATTCTTAACCCACATCTCACCGTTGATCTTTCTTATCTTCTGATCTTCGGCAAACTCTTTTACTGACCAGTTTCTGTCCCAATACGCATCAAGAATTGATTGTGCATTAGGTACAGTCATACCAGTAGTACGTGATAGCTTAGGTGCTCCTACACCATAGGTAGCAGAATAGTTGACCACCTTATAGTTCTTACGTAGTTCTTTAAGCTTTGGCATGTGACCTCTGTTATACTTGTCAATATCATCTTGAGTAACAGCTCCAGCATGTTTTGCCAAGTCTAAATGAGGATCAAAACCAGATTGTGACATTTCTGCCACGTAGTCAGGATCGTAAGGGTGCATGTAATGACGCTTGGTAGTATCCTCCAAGGAAGTCATATCAGCACCACAAAGAACATAACCATCTGGAGCTGTCAAACAACCACGTATCTCTGCACCCCAAGGTTTGTCAACACCAGGAAGGTTGACTAAAGGTTTTTGGTGTTTAAAACGTAGTGTGTTTGTCAGGCCAGCAATCTCTGCTCTAACATAGCCATCTTTTTCACAGTCAAGAAACCCTGCAAATATACCTAACCTATGTTGTATTACGGTCAGACCTTCTAACAATTTAATTGCTGGATGTTTATCTGCAAGAAGCTTTACAGACTTTGTGAGTTCTCCGTTCTGTCTGATCTGTTCTAGCTTACGTTCTTTGCCAGTGTCTTTGTTCTTTAGATACTTAAACGTACAGGGTTGCCAGCCCAACTGCATAAGCCAACTCTTAACTTGATCTGTAGAATTAGGATTAGCTGGTTCTACTCCTTTTATTATATCAATAGGTTTGTCATGATTTGGTGGTAGACATTTCTCCTCAAGAAGATTAAACCAATTTACACCATGACTAGATAAACTACCGTCAGACTTATACAAAACTTTTGGCTTTGCTTTCTGTCTATAGATTGTACGCATAGGCATAGCAGAACGTAGCTCTGCTACCTTTTCTGCCTGTTCTTGTAACAAACTATCTACACAGTTCTGTGCTAACTGTACATCTAGCTTCCAACCAACTTTCTCTGCACTTGCTGCACAGTCCATCTTGAACTCTAGGTAACGAAAGAACTTGTCTAGCTCTAGCTTGTCTTCGTAGATAAACATATACTTCTTAAGCATATCTTGCCACAAGCTCCAGTTTATCTTTACATCTTCTATACACCGATGTTGGTACTCCTCCCTAGTTAAATTAAGCCAATCTGATATCTTTGGCTTAGGTATATTAAAGTCTTCGCCAAAAGAATCAAGACCATGTTTAGGTCTGCCATAGTTTATAACCCATGACATAGGTAGTGTATCAAACAATCGGGCAGTAATATTAATACCCAATATCTTTTCAAGTAAGGGTACATCATACCTTACGATGTTATGACCGATCAAACCTTTTTGACTAAGGACTAGCTTACGCATGTCGTTATATCTAAACAGAGTGTCGTATTTAATACCATCAGATGTATAAGACAGGCAGTGTATTTTTGTAGCTTCATCCAATAGTCCGTCTGCTTCTACATCAAATACTATCATGCTGCTATGTCACTCCTTATGTATGGTTCATCTTCTGACAAAAGAGTTGTCTCTGGATCATAGTAGACAGCACCTGCCTTACCTAACTTAGCAAATGGCCTGTTCTTATCCACGATAAACTCGGTAGTATTCTGTACAATCTCATCGTCAGAATCAACATCCCGTTCAATCTTTATACAGATGATTGCTTCTTCTTCAAGAGACCCTGCATACTTAGTCCTACCATCGTCATTAACCTGTGATATAAATACTACACCAATGTTAAGCTCCTTGGCTAACTGTGCCATACGTGAGCCTAGTGTGGTCAAGGTGCTGGTAGCACCATCAACTCCAGTCTGCGACAAATAGGCTAACCTTTGTACATGGTCTACAAATATATAGTTAGCTCCATAGACAGATGCAGCAAGCCTTACGTAATCCAGTAACTTAAGAGGATCATCATGACTACGCATTTCAAAGACAATAGTTCTTTCACCTTGAGTTGCCTCTTGTGCAGCCTTGATTACATCAATCTCTGATATACCATTATATGCTGCATCATCTTTTGTCCTGACGTTTATACCTAGATGGTAGGTAGCCATAGCTCTGTAGGTAGTAGACTTCATTTCCTCCATATGGAGTAAAGCAATATTAGTGTCAGGGTTCTTTAGTAGACCTGTCTCAAAGTATCGTATCACCTCTGTTTTACCCATACCTCTAGGTGCTTTGATAAAGGTTAAGCCACCCTTGACCATGCCACGTATCTTACTGTCAATACCTGAATGACCTGTGGGCGTATACTCATAGGGATTCTCGTTAAGTATAGCTGCCTCTACATCAGAGTCAGAACAAAAGAAATTCTCTGGGCTATATCGTTGGGGCTTCTTAGCTGCCCACATCAATTCCTTTTCATCACCAGAAGTTAAAAAGTCATTAGCATCTTTGTGCTTAGACATTGGCACATACCAAAACTTTTCTGGAAATGATTGGTAGAGTCGATCAGCAGCTCTACGTCCAGCATCATCAAGCTCACCTGCATAAATGATCTCCTTAAACGTAGACAGATACTCATGGTTCTGTTTGATAAATTTATCACCAATACTAGCAGATGGTAAAGACTTCACAGGAAATGTTTTACCTAGTATTTGAAACAAAGATGCAGCATCAAACTCACCCTCTGTAAGATAAATACGTTGACTAGTGCCAGCATTAAATTCTGGGCCAAACAGATGGTTCATGCCCATGCCACGATCTTTTGTCCAAGTCTTAGACTTATCTGAGATTAGTCTGTACTTAGTAGTGTGTGGATATTTATAGGCATACCTTACCTGTTCACCATTCGGGCCTAGCTGTATGGCTATACCGTATAGTTCTGCCACCTCTGTATCAAGACCTCGTATACCTTGATATGTTTGAGATGTAACCTCTATGTCCATAGGGTTCCTCCTATCTGGAAGTGGATACTCATTCTTTGCCCACTCAAATGTTTCACCCATACCCTTCATAGGGTATGATTTGCCGCATGAATGACAATGACCATAACCATCATCATTCCAATTAAATGCATCGCTTGATGCACAGTCAGTATAAGGGCAAGCTAAATGTGGATTATCACCGTCTGCCATTTGCTATATTTTTCTCCTTTCCTCTTTGTCTTTCATCATCAGTCATAGGTCTGATCTTTAGACTGCCTGTTAGTGACTGCCAAGACTCACGAAATAAATCAAACATGTATTCGTGTATCTTAGTAGCTACTAATTTTGTTTCGTATTGTGTATCTTCCTTGAGTCTAAGATTACACATATCAGAGAAGGCGTCAAGACTACCTGACCAATACCATTCTGTCATGGTGCTTTGAGGCAACACCATACGTGCTTGCTCTGGTGCTACACCAAGGTACAAAAGGTCTTTATAACATTCCAGAGCATGATACTCAAAGCAAGGCAGTGCATCATAATCTATATCAATGACACCAGAGCTACCTTGCTTTTTATCTAATGCTTTGCCACGCCAATCTTTAGGCACATAGAACTCAGGGTCATCATCCACGTACCTACGGCTAATCTCATTCCATCGTAGGAACTTGTGCTTCACTAGTTGTCTAGCTACAAAGATAGGAGCCTTGATATGGAACGAAGCAAAGCAGTGACCAAAGGGTGACATATGCCTGTGCTTGGCTAAGTATTTTATAAGTTTTATATCTCTGTCATGCAAGATAGGCTTAAGACTTGCACCATCTACGCCAGCATAGCCTAATGCCTTTATCTTCTTACCAAAAGATACTCTAGCTGCATTTACTACAGTGAGGTCATCACCCATGTGTTGTAGATATGTCACAGTAATCATTTACTATCTCCAGATAATAGTTTCTCCAATACCTCAAGTCTTTTCTCAAGGCTCTCTACTTTCTTTCTCAGTTCTTCTAAGTAATAGTTATTGTTCATCCGAATCTCCCTACAAATTTAGCAATGTGATTTACAAAAGGTAACAGGCTTAGTGCCATTAAGAGGTTAGCACCTGTATGTACCATAGCAATTCGTAACGTATCACCTCTTAGTATACCATCTGATACAAAGAAACCTGCCAACCATATAGTTCCAGTTGTACCTAAGTTTGCACCTAACACGGCTGCTATTGCAGCAGGTAAGGGTAATGCTCCACTAGCCACCAAAGCTATGATTGCAGTTGTACTTAGAGAACTAGACTGCCAAGCTAGTGTCATGGCTATCCCACCTATAAACATATAGATAGGGTTGCCTAAGAACCATTGTAGATGATCTATGTTACCTAGTGACTTCATACCACCACTAAACATCTTCAAGCCTATGTAAAATACTACTAAACCTACTATTATATTCATGTAACTAGTCATTTACAAACTTTCCTTCTCTGCCAAAACTAATCAGACAGTATGCTCCGTAAGATGGATGGTATTCTACCACAGTGTATGTACCTTCATCAAGGTTCATATAGATTGCCATAGGCAATAGCACAGGCGTATCACTGAATCCATCAGGTTCTTTGACTGTAGTTAGTTGCGTAGCCTGATAGATTTTTTGTTGTTTAAAAGTACGTAAGGTAGAGAATGTTTCATCTTCACTACCACACATCACTGGTTTAGTTTGCATGTCTCCTGCATGGGCAGGAGCACATCCCCCAATAGACAGACATGCTATTAATACTGACCTAGTAATCATTTCTTTTCTCCTATGTTCATTGGTGAGTATACCTCACCGTTGTAGTTTGGGTATTTCTTATCGTCAACCCCAAAGTTACAAGATGCAAGAAGGAGTAATGTACCTATGATTATATACGTGGCTTTTTTACACCACTGTAAGAATTTTGTGTACGTAACCTCTGCTTCTATCTGCGCTGCTTCTCTAGGGGTCATACATTTCCCCTCCATCACCAAATTTAGCATCCCACTCATCTTTGGTAATACCAGATATTATAAACTCTCTTTCATACATATTTAGATTAGGAAATGCATCTTGTATCAATGCACCTTTTTCCCAAGCCACAAATTGATCTACGGTTACATCTAAGTCCAAAGTATTTATCTTACCAGATATAGGACTAAGCCTTGGTAATTTCATATTCCCCTCCTTTGTGTTTTTGTTTACGTGTAAGCACAGGTTTCTTCTTATCAGGTATCACCTGTGGTCTGTACTTAGGTTGTCTGACATCTTTAGCCATAGGATTTTTAGTGTAGTTTTTCACTATACCAATCCCCCCAATTTTGTTCAAGAGCTTCATGAAACTCTGCATTATCAGCTAACAGATAGAACAGCTCTGAAAGCTCTTTTCCATATTCATCATGGATTCTTTTTTCCTTAAACACATCACCCCAAAATCTAAAATGTTTTGGTGGTATATCTCTTCTAGTCATTGTCTTTGTCTCCTATCCAATGCAGCAGTAGCTGTCTTTAAACTAAATTTGTTATATGGGTTTAGACTAGATACATTCTTATGTCCTGATACAGATTGTATTGCTAGGTGATCTACACCACTCTCAATCATCTGTACTATGGCGGTCTTACGTAGGTCTCCCACCCTTAACTCAGAGGGCAGTCCTGCTAGGGTTTTGACCTCTCCAAGTAGGGTGGTCATCTGAGACACCGTTAGCGGCCTGTAGGCGGTGTCCTGTGGCCTGTGATAGGGTACTACGTATTGTTGGAAGTCCCAGTCTTCTTTCTGTTCGGATAACATCGTAATTAAATTATCTGGTATTGGTAATTCTACAGTGGCTCCACGCTTTGTCTGAGTTATCTTAACCACAGAAAGATCAAGGTCAACTGAACTCCAAAGCAGATTACGTATATCTACTGGACGTTGACCCCACTCATAGCACATCAGAACTTTTCTTCCCT